TAGAAAAACATGAAGCCGAATGCAACCTTCGATATAAAAATATTGAAGAAAGATTAGATCACCAAAGCAAATATTTAGAGAAATTAGACAAAAGAATGTGGCAAATTGCTGCATTAATTATTGTTTCTTATTTTGCGAATCACATTATTAAGGTTTTTGGATAAAATGGGCTCTGTTTCGCAGTCATGAGCAATATTTTGCCATTCTATACGGCGGATGAACGTAAAATTGTCAAAGAAATAAAGGCTTGGTCCAGCACCATATTAGAAAAACCTAATATATTTTTTAATAACATAGCACCGTGTCCTTATGCTAAAAAAGCGTGGTTAGACGACAAGGTTAATATTATTTTTAAACATGATGAGCATAAGCAGGTCATTTACAGTGCCGTATCCATGTTTCCAGAAGATGCGGATATGACAATCATTGTAGATACTGATTTCGACGATGATCCCGATGACTTCCATGATTATTTACTGTCTATGAATGAAGGTATAGCTGACGGTATTTTTATTGATAAAGATATATGGGTGATGGCTGCACATCCGTATGATGATGAGGCTGCTTTTGTAGGCGATTTAGACGCCGATTTTGAGGCTGAATCAGAAACCATGTATGCATTAATATTTGTTCAACGTCTGTCAAAACTAGAGAATTCCGCAGACAAGCTCCGTAAAAAGGGTTATTATGAGCAATATTTAGACGAAACAGATACTCAAGAAATTTACCAGAAAAGATCGGAACTTTACGGGAGATTGAAAGATGGCGACAAAGAAACCTAAAAAAATGCGTGCTGGCGGTGCTGTTAAAAAAATGCGCGGCGGCGGCATGGTTAAAAAGATGCGTGGTGGCGGTAATGTTAAAAAAATGCGCACCGGCGGCATGGTTGGTAAAAATAAAAAACCTAAGAAGTAAGTTATGGCCGTTTCTGGAAGCACGGATTTTGAATTAGATGTCTCTGATTATATCGAAGAGGCTTTTGAGCGTTGTGGCTTAGAAGTTCGCACGGGATATGATTTAAAGACAGCTAAAAGATCGCTAAACTTAATGTTAGCTGATTGGGCTAATCGTGGATTAAATTCATGGACAATTGCTCAACGCAGTTTATCTTTAACCGCCTCTGATGGGGAATACAATTTAGGCACAGATGTCATAGACATACTGAATTTAGTGGTTAGAAGAGATAATACGGATTACAGCTTAGATCGTTTAAGTCGCAGTGATTACATTACAATCCCGAATAAAACTACGACAGGGCGTCCTAATCAGTGGTTTTTAGATCGTCAATTAACGCCTGTTTTAAAGATATGGCCTCTTCCAGAAAATAGCACTGACGTTATTTATTATGACGCTCTAACTAGAATGGATGATGCCGATACTTTTACAAACACCCTGGATTTACCATTTAGATTTTATCCTTGTTTAGCGGCAGGATTGGCGTATTACATTGCAATTAAACGAGCTCCTGATCGTGTTCAATTACTAAAAGCAGTATACGAAGAAGAGTTTGATAGAGCCCGATCTGAGGATAGAGATAGAGCATCATTTAATGTAGTGCCTTATTCAGGCTCTTATTACGGGTCGTAAGCATGGCTAGATTTGCATCAGGCAAAAAATCTTACGCGATTTGTGATCGTTCGGGTTTTAGATATCCGTACAAAAAAATGCGTAAAGAGTGGAATGGACTGTTAGTTGGCCCAGATGAGTATGAGCCAAAGCATCCACAATTGGGACCTTTTAGAACGGTATCTGACCCGCAAGCATTATTAAATGCTCGGCCTGATCGAATAGAGCCTTACGATGTTTTTGTAGGTGTTCCTACAGTAGAAGTACCTGAGCCGAAGCCAACACGTGCTTTTGGGCAAGTAGGTAGTGTAACGGTGACCACATCATGAGCTATACATACGCACAATTGAAAACAGCTATTCAAGATTTCACAGACAATAGTGAAACTACTTTTGTTAACAATCTGCCTATTTTCATTAAAAACGCAGAAGAAAGAATATTAAAAAACATACAATTAAGTTTTTTTAAGAAAAATGCTTCAGGAAACATGACGGCTTCTAACAAATATCTAGCCATGCCGTCTGATTATTTAGCTTCTTTTTCGCTATCTTTTATTAATGGTAGCGGTGATCACGTCTTTTTAGAGCTTAAAGATCTAGATTTTGTTCAGTCATTTAATCCAGATGGATCTGATACAGGTGCTCCTAGATATTATGCAGTATATGATGTGGATAACTTTATTTTAGGTCCGACACCGGATTCTAGCTATAGTAGTGAACTGAATTATTTTTACCGTCCGGCTAGTCTAACGGCGGGGGCAGATAGCGGCACAACATGGTTAAGTGAGAACGCAGAATTGGCTATGTTGTACGGATCCTTGCTAGAAGCGTATACTTTCATGAAAGGTGATGCTGATTTATTAGCCACATATGAAAAGCGGCTGATGGAGGCTCTTGTGGGCATGAAACAGCTTGGCGAGGCTAAAGAAGTCACCGATGAATATAGAACGGGCAAAGTAATTAGGCAGAAACAATGATAAAAGCTTTAGAGATAGATCTCCCCACAAAGTTCAGTGTGGATGTAAAAACAACGAATAAACGTGGTTTTACTCCTGAAGAAGTAGCTGAGCGGTGTGCCGAAAGGCTTATTTCAATATCGGATACTGCTCCAAACGAGCTTAAGGCTCAGGCGCATGCTTTTAAGCGTGATATAATCAGGCTATTATCTTTTTATATGCGGGAAGCAATAAAAAGCGACAGGACTAATCTATACAACATGCTGCTAGAATCCGGGGAAAAAGATCTGGCAGAATTAATTAGGAGACTATAAAGATGGCTTTTACTGGCAACTTCATGTGTACTAGCTTTAAATCAGAGCTAATGACTGCTACACATGATTTCACAAATGGAACAGGTAATACATTCAAACTAGCGTTGTATGACAACAATGCTTCTTTTACTGCAGCAACTACAGCGTACACGGCTACCGATGAAGTTAGTGGCACGGGATATAGCGCTGGTGGCGGTACTTTAACTAATGTTACGCCTACTACTTCGGGAACTACAGCGTTTACTGATTTTGCAGATTTAACTTTTTCTTCTGCAACTATTACAGCTCGTGGTGCTTTGATCTACAACGATACTGCAGCGGGTGATCCCTCAGTAGTTGTCCTAGACTTTGGCAGTGACAAGAGCTCTTCAGCGGGTGACTTCACTATCGTATTTCCTACGGCAGATGCATCCGACGCGATAATTCGTATCGCATAAGGCGTTTTAGATGGCCCAACTAACTGGATGGGGCCGTGGCGCGTGGTCTAGCGGCGCGTGGAATGAAGGTGCTCCTGTCGAAGTTACTGGCGTAGAAGCTACAGGATCTCCTGGTTCTGTAGCGGTTACCGCTGAACAAAACATCCCTCAAACAGGCTTATCTGCTACATCTAGTGTCGGCAGCGTTACTGTCAACGCCGACGCTAATATATCGGTCACTGGCGTAGAAGCTACAGGATCTTCCGGATCGGTAGTTGCTACTGGCGGAGTGAGTATATCGGTAACTGGCATAGAAGCTACAGGATCGCCAGGTTCTGTCATAGTTGCGATCATACGCAATGTAGATGTCACTGGTTTAGAAGCCACGGGATCTATCGGATCAGTCACTGTAACAGGTCTAGCTAGTGTAGATGTAACAGGTTTAGAAGACACCGGATCTGTTGGATCTGTAACAGCAACCGGTAATGCCGACATATCGGTTACAGGGCTAGAATCAACGGGATCTATCGGATCAGTCACTGTAACTACGGAAGTTAATGAAAGTGTTAGTGGGCTGGAAGCAGTCGGTTCACAGGGCACTGTTTCTGTCACAGGTAATGCTAGTGTGACCGTAACAGGGCTAGAATCAACGGGCGAAGTAGGGGATGTTCAGTTCGCTATTTTCGTTACCGTATTTGCAACGGGCGTAGAGGCGACAGGTGAAGTAGGCGACGTTACTGTTGAAATTAATCAGATTGTAGATGTCACCGGTGTCGCGGCAATTGGTCAGGTTGGACCTGCTTTAGTATGGGGTAACATAACACCAAACCAGACTTCAAGTTTTAATGGTATACTTCCCGCACAGACACCTAGCTGGGGAAATATACAGCCTACCGGCACTGACGATTGGACTGAAATATGATAAAAGGTGGTGTATACTAAAATGAGCGAAATACAACCAAATTTAATAGAGGAACTTAGATATGCCTAGTACCTATACCACTAATCTTGGCATAGAAAAGATAGCCACCGGCGAACAATCGGGCGTCTGGGGTGATACTACTAATACCAATTTAGACCTTATAGATCAAGCCGTTAACGGTATTGTATCGATAACTTTACCTTCAGCAGGTACTTCGGGCTCTCCAAATGCACTAAATATTAGCGATGGAAGCCTTTCTGACGGTCGAAACAAGTTCATAGAGTTTGTAGACGGTTCTGATTTAGGCGCCACAGCCTATGTTCAGCTGGTTCCAAACGATGCTGAAAAGATAGTAATTATTAGAAATAGCCTTTCAGGCGGCCAAAGTCTTATTATTTTCCAAGGCACATATAACGCTAGTAATGATTTTGAAATAGCTAACGGAAAAGACGTTGTTTTAAAATTTGATGGCGCGGGAACGGGTGCCACCGTTACACAAGTATTTAACGATTTAAGTGTTGCAGGTATTACAGCAACTACCGCAGACATAAACGGTGGAACCGTAGATGGAGCAGTGGTTGGCGGAACGACAGCCGCAGCAGGAACGTTCACTACCCTGACCGCCACTACTTTAGGCGGTGCTTTAGACGCTAATAATCAAGCGATTACCAACGTAGATATTAACAGCGGAGCTATAGATGGCACCACAATAGGTGCTTCTTCTGCCGCTGCTGGTACATTTACTACGCTTAGTGCTACTACTTTAGGCGCGGCTTTAGATGCTAACAACCAGGCTATTACAAACATTGATGTTAATAGTGGGGCGATAGACGGGACTACCATCGGAGCTTCTTCTGCCGCTGCAGGTACATTTACTACTCTTACTGCGACTACTCTTGGCGGTGCTTTAAATGCTAATAGTCAGGCTATTACTAATGTAGACATTAACAGTGGTAATATTGACGGCACTACAATTGGCGGCGCTTCTGCAGCAGTGGGTACTTTTACCACGATGAATGCAACTACCGTTGATTTAGGCGATTGGACTATTACAGAATCAGCGGGCGTATTATATTTTGCTACAGGTGGAGTAGATAAGATGAAGCTCGATGCTTCGGGAAATTTAACAGTAGTTGGTGATGTAACAGCATTCGGAACGGTTTAATATGGCTATACCTTCAAGTGGCCCATTATCACTGGATGACATCCAGACTGAGTTCGGTGGAACAAACCC